AAAGATGGTCCCTACACACCACCACCTTTTAGCCACATCTATAAGTTATCTTCAGTAAAAAATACTGGAAAGGGTAATGAATGGTATGGTTACAACATACAAAAGGTAGGAGAAATAACTGACACGAGTATCTATAATAGAGCAAAAAAGTTTTATGAAAGTTGCCGTAGAGCCGATCAGTCAAACGGAAAAGTATCATAGGATTCCATTCCGGTTGGAATTGTGGGCGGCAGCGGGAGACTTAAACCGCCCATACTAAAGTTATGATGAAAGAATTAGAAAAATTTAAAGAAATATTTGAAGGTTTAGACAGTGCCTACGGCATCACCAAAAAAAGTGATCAGTTTGATGAGCGAGGTAAAAACAAAACTGAATCTTTTACTATTCATAAAGCACCCATAGACCAAAACTGGAAGGATCACCTGGAGGGGAAATATCCAGGACTTGCAATTATTCCAATCAATAAAGAAAATAAGTGTAAGTGGGGCTGCATTGATATTGATAGCTATCCTTTTGACCATAAAATTTTTATTAAAAAATTATCTGATAAAAAAATTAAAATGATTGTGTTTCGATCTAAATCAGGTGGAGCACATGCATTTCTTTTTTCAAAGACTTTTATTCCAGCAATAATTATGAGGGTGAAGTTAAAAATGATTGCATCTGCTATGGGTTATGCAAAATCAGAGATATATCCTAAACAGGATTATATACGAGTTGACAGAGGAGATACAGGAAGTTTTTTAAACATACCCTATCACAGCAATAAAAGAACGGTTAGATATGCCTTTAATTCAAAAGGTGTTGGAATGGATTTAAATGAATTTTTTGATTTCTATGACTCAATGTCCATGACAGAAGAAGAAATAAAGAATTTGGTAATAGAAGATGAAAAAGAAAAAATAAATTACTTTAAAGGAATGCCACCATGCCTAGTTTCTTTATTAACAGATGGCGTTCCAAACGGACAAAGAAATAATTGTATGTATAATGTGGGGGTTTATCTTAAAAAGAGATATCCAGAAAAAGAGGAATGGCATAGTCATATGTTCACTTATAATACACAATTCATGAAACCTCCTTTAGACACACCAGAAATAAACAACTTAATAGAATCCGTAAAAAGCAAAGAATATCATTACAAATGTAAAGATGAGCCTATTAATAGTTTTTGCAATGCTAAAAAATGCATGACAAGAGAGTTTGGTATAGGAGATGATGCACCTGTACCAGAAATGTCAGAAATAAGAAAATACGATTCTGATCCTCCTATTTATTTTGTTTCTATAGGTGGTGATAGTGTTGAAGTTGATGATGCAACATTACACGACCCTGAAAAATTTTCATTAGCGTGTATGAATCAAATGGGTAAACCCATGATGCCTGTTCCAAAACATTCGTGGAGAAAATTATTGATAAAACTTTTTAACAATCTAAAAATTGTACCAGCTCCCTCTTCCTCTAAAATAGACGTACAATTAACAGAAATATTAGCAGACTATATTAATAAAACTCCTGGAAAAGAATTAAAAGATGTCATGAGAGGAATAGCTTTTACCGATAAGGGAGGAACCAGCTATTTTAAATTTAAAAATTTTTGGAGATTTTTGCTTAGAACAAAATCTTGGCCTGATAAGACTTATCCAAAACAAAAAACATTGAGATTAATGCAGGGTTTATTTGGAGTGGAGGAGATATGGAAAAAAATTCCAAAAAATACTCGGGTCATGTCCATGAAAACTATTAAATTGGAAAGACCTAACGTTAGAATTAATGCGAAAGAGAAGGAACCATGGGAATAGAAAGAACAATTATTCATGGTCCACCCGGAACAGGAAAAACTTTTAGACTAGTTAACCATCATCTAGAAAATGAAATCAAGAAATTTAAAACAGATCCTCAAAAAATTATTTATATTACTTTTAGTAATGCAGCGGCAAAAGAAGCAGGAGAAAGAATAAATCACGATCTTCTTTATATTTCTACCATGCACTCTTTAGGCACGCGCGAATGTAAAATTGATGCCAGTAAAAATTTATTATCAGGTAAGAAGAAATGGAGAGTATTTCAAAACTATCCTAATCATGAGGCGTATCAAAATATGTCTTTTGTAACAACCGTGGACGCATCTGGAAATCCTACTTATGAAAATGATCATATGCAAATTATACAATATGCTAGATCAAAGAAAATAGATTTACAAGAATCAGCACTACAGTTAGGAAAACACGAAACTGTAGATATAGATTTTACTATGCAACTAGAACAAGATCTGGCTACCTTTAAAGAACACACAGGAATGATTGAATTTTCTGATATGATTAAATTATTTGTTAAAAGAAAAAAGTGTCCTGATATTGATGCTGTATTTTTAGATGAAGCTCAGGATTTAAATCCTTTGCAATGGGAAATGTTTTTTTACATAGAAGAACAATGTAAACGATCTTACATCGCAGGAGATGATGATCAAACCATTTACGGTTTTCAAGGCGCAGAGCCTGATATATTTGTAAACTTAAAAGGAACCTTTGATCCTCAAACAGAATCACATCGAGTTCCTAAAAAAGTGCACCAAAAAGCTTTTGAAGTTATCTCCCAAATTCCTGAAGAAAATAGAGTATTAAAAAATTGGACTCCTCGAGAGGCTGAAGGAGAAGTTTTTGAAAACATGTACTTAGATGAAATAGATTTTGTTCGTGATAATTGGATGATACTGGCTCAGACGAATAAATTATTAGATGAAATAGGAGAATATTTTTATGGTCTCGGAATAAGATTTTCTGGAAAAGTAAATAGTGCTTTACCTAATAAAATTTTGAAAGCGTATCAAGTTTGGACTCGGTTAAATAATGGAGCAAGAGTCAGTGGTGAAGAAGCCCAGACTGTTTACGAAGAATTTTTAAGTTCCCAGGCAGGACATGTTAAGCATGGTTTTTCTAGTGGCAAGACACTCAACACTGTGGAAAACGTAAACTTAGAGGAACTAAAAGAAAGTCACGGGCTACTAGCGACGGGCAGCTGGGAGCAATTACATATGGAGGATAAAATTAAAGATTACATTAAAACTTTATTAAATAGAGGAGATAATCTAATGGAACAAACAAGAATAGAGTTATCAACAATGCACGGATCCAAAGGAAGAGAATGCAATAATGTATTAATTTTTCCAGATTACGGAGCAGAGAATCAAGTTAGACCTTATTTGGAGGCAATTAGGAACCCAGATGCACAGCATAGATTAGTCTATGTCGCAGTAACACGAGCAAAAAATAAACTTTATCTCATGGCACCATTACATGATGATAAAGAATTTTACACTATAGGAGGAATAATACAATGAGCGTATGGAAAAAACAAATCGGTGGAAAACATTATTTAAGATATAAAATTCAGCCAAGTAACTTTGTCGTCGAGAATAAGTTGCTTTATCCTGAAGGATGCGTTATTAAATACATTTTAAGACATCAAGATAAAGGAGGAAAGGAAGATTTGGAAAAAGCTAAACATTTTATTGATATGATTATTGAGAGAGACTATAGAGATGAGAAAGAAAAACAAGAAACATGGGCAGAGGGATATACAAAATGGAAAGATAGCATATGATGTTTGAGGCTCAAACGGAATGGGTTTGTCCTGATTCGTTTCCAGACTTAAGAAAATATTCACACATTGCTATTGACTTAGAAACAAAAGACCCTGGTCTAACTAAAAGAGGATCCGGTGCTTTAATTAAT